TGAAGCCATCTGCGGTTCAAGGTTCGCATATCTACATTTCTTGTAAATCCAATTCTGTAATCTGGATACATGATTTCGTTGGCTAATCTATAAGCATGAATTTTCTGAGCAAATTCAATTTCAAACTTATATTTGTAAAGCCGTTCAATTTCCCAGTAGTAAATATTCCCGAACTTCAAATATTTGAGTTCAGATACCTTTTTAAGTTTTTCAACCCAGTTGTTTGGATAGAATTTATTACCTGTATAATATCCTCCGCTAAAGAAATTAGCGAAAAGATACGGATAAAATTGTCCGTTATAATCTTGGCCAATCTTCACATGTTTGTCATTTTCAAATCGCTCCAAATTTGTAAATTGGCAATCAATAAACTGTTTTCCTTCAACCAACTTCGACCTAAATTCATAAGATTGGATTTCAATGCGCTTCGAGGTACTGAGGATTATTGAGAAAAAGTAGGTCTTGTCGTAAAAAGTAAGCCGTGACGACTTTGTCAGTCGCTTTTCAATACAATGACCAAGGTTCAAATCTGAAGCGATTATGGTCTTGTCCTTATTGGTCCATTTGTACGTTGTGATTTGCGAATAGCACCAACTCCAGAAATCTGCAGGTGGTTTTAATCGTCTATCGGCTTCTCGCTTCCATTGTTCGTTGATCTTGCTCATGCTAGTTCTTCAAAAAGGTCTAACTGACCTTCGACTACCCCTTTCTCCTTCTTAGTTTTAGTTTTCTTGATGATATCATCATCTGACCCAACGCCTTTCCTGATTTTGGCCACGTCGACCTTCTCTTCTTGAGAATTTTGTGGTTTGTCTGCCTTATTCTTTTTGACTGGCTCCACAGGTACCTGTTCGATGTTGGATACTTTTGAATTTGAGATAAAATATTCTCGAATCCATCCAAAAACAGTATTATCGTCGATGCAAGCTACTCCATTTTCAGCGAATTTGCGCGCTTTTTCTTTCGCATACTTCAGAGCACATTTCAGAGAGTATCGCTCTTTTAGGATGCCTTTAAATAATTCCTCATCTTCCTGATCACATATCCAGTTATGAACACGGTCAAGTGCGATGTCATGTGGTTGATTTAATTCCTCTAGCAATTTTGCCAGAGCCTTTTCTTTGATTTCATTCATGTCATTTCAAAAAAATGCGACTGCCTTTGTGAGAATTGGCTAAATACGGGCAGCCGCTCGTCCAAGGTCACATGACCTTTACTGACGCTTTCTAGTTCGCAGTTTTACAAGAATGCACGGCTTGTTGGTTTTTGAGTTGTTTCCAAAATGGAAATAGTTGGTTTTGGTTATTTTGATTCTCCAACAGCAAACATATCCTCGAATTCATCTGTCTGCTCTTTAAATTTCATCGGACTGTCTGCTCTGAAATAAAATCCATTGTCATCCAATTCGCCCTTGACACCCGTCGCCCAAGACAAGAAAATTGAGCCTTGGCAGTCAGGACAATTCATGAATTTAAAGAAAGATGGGACTTTCCACCGCTTCGCACATCCGCAAAATGGGCATTGTAAATCGACATCTACCTTCTCGCTTGGTTTCTGAGAAACCGCTGTACTTCCGCTAAATTTTTCTGACAACCTGTCTGTGGATTCTTTGATATTAACAGGATCGATTTCAGCATCATTTTTTAAAACGGTCTTTGTATTCTCAGGCTCTTTCTGACTTAAATCCTCAAGAATTTCGTCAGACCCTGTGACCATTTGATAGGCTTTGAATAAGGTTTGATAGTCAAGTTCCTGCGCTCTCTCAAAACTCAATTTTACGTCATCTTGTTCAATATAAATTTTCATTCTTTCCTCACTTTTTCAAACTTAATAATTACTTTCAATCAAATCATTCAAGCTAACTACTGCATTCAGTTTTTTCTGACTTCTGCAATAATCGCAATGACCACATTTTTTAGGTTCTTTCCGACTTTGGATAACATCCCAAACTTCGACAATTTCAGACTTGATTTTATCTAAACCTTCTTCAAGCCATTCATCATCGATTTTCAAAATGTCACGATCTGGCACGTTTTCCTTGCTGACCGCTACAATGTATGGTCTAAAATCATTCCCAGTCATTTGTTTCAGCAATTCACGATATAGACCAAGCTGTCCATGATATCCAAAGTTAAGAATATTGTTAACTGCTGCAGGAACTTTCTTTTTAAGTTCTGCGCTCCATTCTTCAGCGTAGATGGACTTCATGGTTTTTAAATCCACGAAATAACCACGGCTTAGATTCACACTATCCAGCTTTCCTTTGACTGGTATGCCCTCGATTTCTCCATAGACAATCAACTCTTTTTGAACCTCATCTGACGGATAACCGTGATACAAATGATTAAATCCATCGTCATCCTTTAAGCTTGCAATCATCCTATCGCCAATCACAAAGTCAGATTTTAGATTTCCTTTGTTCTTCCCAGTCTTAGCTAGTAACTTGTCACCATTTTCATCCATGAACTGCTGATGTGCTTCTGGGCTTTCAAAGTAACTGTGAACATAATTTCCGAGGAGAAGAGGGGTTTCGTCTCTCTCCTCAATCCATTGCCCACTGTCCAAAGCAAAAGCCTTAGCCTGGCATTGCTGATACCGTTTAAATCGTGAATTGGTCAAATAGCTAGTATCGTCATAGTAATTTTCTTGAGTTAATTCAATCATGGCTATAACTCCTTAATGTTGGTCGTGTTTCCCTCAAAGAAACTGATCTCTTCCAAAACTTCGCCAGTTTCTTCGTTAAAATCTGGAATTTCATCTGCTGGGTATTCGGTAGATGTTACCTCGTCAGGATTTACCGTTTTTTCAGCCGTTTTGTGGGTTGTTTTGGTTTCTTCGATAATTTCTCCATCTATCACGTTATCGAGCTCTGTGGGCGCGCTAGAGGCTTTTAAAATATCGTCTAATGTTTCAATTTCTTCTCTCACTGGTTCAGCTTCTTTCACTTGACGATCGTTTTCATATTCATTTTCTGTAGTACGGTTCACAGCATCAATAAATAAGTCATTATCATCACTGGTATTAAAGAACTGTTTAGCTGCACGATTGATGACTGTGCGCTTAGCCATTTCTTGAGGAAAATTATTCTGAACATTCTTTGTTTTTGCTTGTGCCCAAGACTTGTCAATTTCTTTTTTGGTCATAACGGTCAGGATTTTCTCCCCATCCTCTTTTTCAATAATGCAATAAGCTCCTGCGATTGGATTATCTGCATTAACCCAATCCGTTTCATGGCTAACAAAAACTTTTCGACCATTTTCATTCTTAATTTGAAACTTGTCCCCCTCATAGATAACTTCTGCATAAATATCTTTCACTTCTGGTAATTGCTTAACAACTTTCATAGTTCCAAAATACGATCTAGTCAACTTGACAGTGTTGCCATAAGGTATGAAATAGCACTGGGTCTTTGCTGGACTAAGTCCTTGAGTCACCATGTCCAGAAGCGCATTGTAAATACTATCTTGAGTGCACGTCTGGAGCAAATTCCCACTGCTGGAATTTTTTAGAGCATAATATGCTGAACTGAGTGCATTGCTAACGCTATAATTCTGTGCAATCATTAGTCCCTCGTTTTGCATTTCTCCAATTCGTGCTGCAACTGGTGATGTAATTTGTTTTTGTGTTAGTTCGTTTGCCATTTTGTTTCCTCCTATGTATTCATGTTAATTCTGCGACTAGCATTACTGTTTAAGGTATCTAATCCATTATTGTAGTCTTGAATAAGTTGTAAATTCCGGTCAATGAAGCGTTCTACAACTTGACCTAGAAATTCTTGCGTTGTCACGCCTCTCAATTCAGCAAGAAGTCTGATATATTCTTTTTGTTTTTCAGAGATTTCTGCTCTTATGAATAACTTCCCTTTGTTAGTTATCTGCGTCATTTTCTTCTTCCTTTCGTCTTC